GATGCTGGATAGTAAACAGACATTTTTTTTAGATTTTTTAACAGGTTAAACAGTCATCTATACATGATACATCATAGTCAGTCGTGATAGTATAATCGATTGCCATGTATATTTGATTTGGTTGCACTGGATAAGACTGTGCTGGTCTTTTGTATTCGTCTTGATAAATCCTGACGCCATCATAATTAGTTGTGTTAGCCTCTATCGTAACTCCATACAAACCTGCATAAGATGAGATTTGAGAGTACTTTAACTGCTGTTGGATAGCAGAGCTCAGCAAGAAGCTCAACTGCTGAGGCTGGAGTTGAATCCCCACTCTATCTGCAAAGACTATCATACGCATTTCCGATTCCTCTCGTGCAGTATTCAAGCCATCGCCAAATAAAACTGGGGACTCTACTATATTAGTGCTCAAGCAACGATGATAGATTACAATATTGTAACGATCATCAAAGCCTGAGAATTGTGTCGAGTTATTTAAACTTACTAAAGCAGGAATTGAATCCTGTTCATCATTATAATTGCGAGGTAATAGCTCTGCAAGTCCTAACAATTGCTTGTTGAATCTGCTATCTTTTAACTTACCTTGAGCAAGTGTATCATTGATGATTGAAACTATTTCGTTGATGTAAGGCATTACTTAAATAGATTTTTGACAAACTCATCGCATATGTCTTGGACCAGCTGTTGTTCATCAGGAGTTAAACCATAAATTTTTCCATACTTTTCTTCTGCCCATCCTGCCTTATCTGCATTGAATGCATTGCTGAATCCTAAGCCATACTTCGTTCTGCTTTGTGGCACTACCTTATAATCATTTTGCATCTGTCCTGTTAGGAATAGCTTTACATTTGATCCAGTAGTCTTATATCCGTTCTCCATTCTCCACTCTAAATAAGACTTCTTATAAGTGCCTATATTACCTCCTGCTGCATTCTTTCCATCTTCATGGATGCGTTGCCTTGTTTCAGCAAGCATAGTCGTAGCAACCTCTCTAAGCAATGCATCTGACTGCTCTAAAGATTGAAGCTTCGCTGTAAGCTTTACTAATGCAGAAGTATCAGACTGAGCCATTATTTCTTACCGCCTCTTGGCTTTGGTTTACCGCAGTTACATCCCATATTAATAGAATTGTGTTGTTTCACGTAGCTGAACTGATTGAGAGCACTCTAAACAGCAATCACAGTCAAGATTCATTCCTTCTGCAACCTGTGTAAGTGACTTCATATATTCAACCTGGTATTCAGTGCGAAGCTCGTTAGCTTTCTGCAAGTTTACCGTAGTGAACTGATTTAATTTAGTTGAGTAGATTACTTCAGTCAGGACCTCGATACCTAATAGATACCAGTATGATCTGCTGAAGATATTTTTATTTAGACAAACAAGTCCATCCCATGAACATCCGATTGTGTACGTTGCACATAGACCATAGACCTCTTGTGTATAGTGAAAGCTTCCATCATACCAAGCACCACGAGATAATGCACCACAGCACTCTCCAGTGATTGCAGGAGCCTTTATTGATGTATAACTATTACCATTGATTAATGCGATGCCTCCAAATAAACGAGCTACATTGTTGAATGTGTAGTTAACCTCAACAGTGTTAAGGCCTATGCTTAAGTTAGCTGATACACTATAAACTATTGCACCGCTATCAATATCTCTGAAAGTGAGATAGTATGTTCCACTTACCTCTGCATATACATCTACCTTCTGCACATGAATATAACTCAAAGGACTTGGCACATAGCCTGTATCCATTGTATCATACTCAATCGTGAATCCATACTCTGCATCTGCAGGGATAGTTCCAGTACCGGTACTATATCCAGGCACGCTAATACCTTGATTGATACTCTTAATCTTATATGACTTGCCCATCTGCTCACGAACATCAAGGCTGAATCTATTCTGTGCTCTACGCTGAATCATATCCCATAATTCGAGATAAGTCTTTTCTTCTTCATTAGTCAAGCTTACAATCTGCTTAAGGCTGATGCCAGGCAAATCATTAACATAAAGACCTGATGGAGGAGTAGTGCTTGAACAGCCTCTGAGTCCTATGTAATCTTGTAAGCAATTCATATTTTATGTTATAAAGGGGAGCAGTTGCCTGCCCCCCGATTATACTTAAGTTTATTAAGAGTTTGTGATTGTGTAAAGAAGTGCACCGTTGCTACCTTCTAAACGATCTCCTACTGCATAAGCAGCTGCTGGAGTTTGGAATAAGCCATAACGCTTCTTAATGATAAGAGCATATCCACGAGCTGCAGTTAACTCAGTAGGATCGATAGCACCACCTCCGTTCAAACGACCTAAGTCATCTGGACAGTCGATGTACTTCACTTGTAAGTCGAATTGGATGTTTCCTAATCCACCTGGAGTCCAGCACTGAGTGCGAGGATCGATGATAGTAGTGAAGAAAGATGATCCACGCTGACCAGCAAATGATCCTACGTTATCTAATCTCTCGATTAAGTGTGCAGAGCCTGGAGCGAACATACCTAATGCATTAGCATTTCCCCATGTAGCAGCAGCTTGACCTGATGCGAAGAACGCAAAGCCAGCGTTAGCAGCCATCATAGCAGGATCAAATCCTTCTCCTGGAGCTAATGCTTTGTACTTGTTCTGAAGTGAGTAAGCATGCATCTTAGAACCTAATGGACCTACCATGTAAGGAGCTCCGCAGAACTCGTTAGTTTCAGCATCCATTAATAACTTTGTTAAGCCAGTGCCTAAGTCATTTAATGTACCATCTTGCTCGATGTTAACAGTTACAGCAGCGTTGCTACCTGTTGCAACGTGATCTCCCCAAGTTACAGCAGATGTTAAAACGTTCTCCATCTTTTGATAGATTCCGTTCATTGCATGTAATACTGAATTCAAGTGCTCAGTCATCATTGCAGTTGCAGGTTGTCCTACAGCTACAGTTCTTGAAGCATCTTCGCAGTATTGACGTACTGTATCATCTGATACCCAAACACCAGTTTGAGCTACGTTATCTACAGATACAGTAGTCTCAAGGTATGCAGGTACAAAATCTACTGAACAAGTGTCAGTTGTAGATACGTTAGCAGATCCTGTACGAGGCATATACTTAACACGTACATCTTTGTAGTGTCCGCCTTGATTCGCAGCAGCGAAAGGTCTATCAGCTTGACTGATTAACATATTTAAGAAACCTGGTACAGTTACCTTCTTACCAGGATAGTTAGTGCCTGCAATTGATTCTAAGTGCAATAACAGGGCTTCGCAATATCCGTTTGCCATTTTATTTAAGGATAAATAGATTTAAAATTAAATTTGTTTTACTCGTATTGGATTTCTCCCTGTTTTGAATTGTTTGGCCTTAGAGCCACGTATCACGATTATGACTGTTATAATTAATTACTTCCTGCTCTGAAGTCAGCAAGTGCTTTGCTAATTGCACTCTTTGCAGCAGGTGCAGTTGGTTTACTTACCTGAGCTGTAGGAGTAGGAGTAGGAGTTTGCGTAGGAGTAGCAGGAGTCTGTCCTTGCACTTTCAACAGTTTAGCCTCAGCTAAGACATTTTCAGTAAATGATTTGACATCTACTGTCTTATTATCAATTGTGAAAGGTAGATCAGGTGCTTCTGCGTTAACAAGTTTGAGTCCATCATTTGTGAATACATACTTGCCTCCTCTTTCTTTAAGTTTCTTTTCCCAAAGTCCTTTAGCAGTTGAGATAGTAACATCCTTATCTAAGTCAAGTGCATAGTTATATCCACTGAACATCGCATAAAGTTCTTTCTCAGTTAGCTTAGATTCCCACTGTGAATTGACATTGTTAATATCAGATTTGCGAGCTTCTTTCTCTGCATTCAATAGGTTTTGAAGTTCATTGATTTTGTCAACCAGTGCTTTCTTCTCGCCACCTGTTGCACTGATGCTACGATCCTTTGCATCAGCAATCGCTTTAGCAAGCATAGGAATACGATTGTAAGTGCTTTGTTCAGTTAAGATGGAAGCTTTTGTTTCTTCATCAAAACTAAATTCATCAAGCAAGTCTTTAATTTTACTATCCACTGTGCTTAATGCAGTGCCTGTAAAGTGTTTCTTTACTACAGGATTAATCTTTGCTTCGTTCTCAGTCATTAATCGCTGTTGAACTGAAGCTGCTACATTGGATGGAACTTGCACATTCGAAAGTGCAGGATTCATTACTAATGCTTTTAACTGCTCATCGGCAGCATCGATTTGTACTCTTTCTGATAATTCTTGAATAAATTCAGCTAATGTCATAAGTGTTTTTCCTTTCGGACTTTTTGGTTTATGCAAATATAATATAAGACTATTGATTTTTGAACTTATCTCTCAATTCTTTAGGCACTACTGCAGCACTCACTGGATACAACTGATGATTGCAATTGTAACCTCCGCGATTTATTCGGAAGTTGGATGCATTAGTTCCAGCTATCATTCCTTGTGGAAGTCCTGTCTTATCATAGATAGGCACTTGCTCTCCGCATATGTTACCACTAACAATTTCTTCCAACTGACTCACATGTATGTAAGGCATGCAAGACTTCTTAGCTGCTATTAATGCATCGCAGAATGGTCTTGATGTATCTTTCAGTGAGCCATCATACTTGTACCATTCAAGGCCCAAATCATCAGTTAGCGTTGCATTATAATTTGCAGAGAATTGATTCAAGCTGTCAGTTACTATTTGCTTTGTATATCTCACTAATCTTCCATCTCCAGTGTCAGTGTTGAGCATGAACTCTCTTGCTTGCTCGATGAATTCTGCTCTACTTCCGCCTGATGTTACGTTCTTCACAAGGATGTCTTTAATAGGTCCTGTGAAGTTGGCTCCTATAGCATCCTGTCCTAACTGCTCTATCACTGAATCCTGTGCAAGCTGTTGAATTTGCTCAAGTACTGATGGCACTTTAAACTTTCCAACTGTTGCAGTAAAGTAATCACGTTGTAATTCCGAGATAGTTTTATAATCTTCAATGATTGCATCAAGATCATCTTTATACTCTTTGCTGAAGATAGTCTTATCAAGCTCTGCCTTAATCTTTGCAATGGTCTTGATGTTCTTTACTGAAGGCTTGATTTGTCCATTGGTAGTTTCAAGTTCAGATGAAAGCTCTAATACGACTTTATAGGCATCTTCTTGAAGCTTTGGCATCTTACTATTCCAAGCATCAATTCGAGCTTCTATAAGGTCTGTAATCTGCCTTATTATTGCATCTGCTTTAGCCATCTATTATAGTCCTGTTGGAGGTATCGCTTTAGGAGTTCCTACTACATTCACAGCTTGTTCTTCAGTGAAGCCATAGATTTCAATCAACAATGCAATTGCAGCATCTCTATCAGTGATTCCTTGTGCTACTGATTTCTGAATCTCAAGGATTCCTTGCACACCTCCTACTGTTCCTTTCAATGTAGCTTGTGCATCAAGTCTCTTCTGATCTACTGACTCAGGAACTTCCATTCCTTGAACTGGTACACCACCTGCAATAGGTTTAGGAGCAGTTAATTCAGTTGCATATTGTTGCATTATTTTCTCTTGCTCAGTATATGCTAAATCAGCAAAGCCATCAATCTCATTAATTGCTCTTGTTACAAATTTAGAAATATTTGCATGAACAACTAAATCATTTTTGTTAATAGCATCGAATGTCTTTAACAAGCTGATGTTTTCTTCAGGCACTCCTGCGAAAGGATCAAGTTTAAGTTTAAGTATCACTAAGTCTTTTACTTTTGATTCGTTGAATTTCTTATCTGCTAACTCAATCTGAGCTGCATTGATGATTGCAGGATCTACCTTAGCATTAACCATTGCTGTAAGTTCATCTACAAGGACTTTTCCGCTAAGCATATCATAACGCTCAGGTACTGGAATATAAGGCATCAATTCATTAACATCAATGTTCTGTGCATAGTGTCTCCATGCAAGTACATCATAGCAAACTTCATCCATGATACGCACGATATCCTCTGCAATTGAATGTACAAAGCTGTATAGTTCTTCTCTATCTACTTGCTTTGCAACTCCTGATTGTGCTATTGGAGTCTCTGCTAAGAATTCCATATTGATAGCACTCAATGCATCGTAAATATGCTGTCTAATTCGCTCTTCCTGTAATCGTGCTATATCAGTTTGCTTCTGCACATAACCAATAGGAGGAGTGATTGCTGTGTTCTCTCCAGCCTTAGGCATTGGCATTACAATATGCTCGAATGGATTCAATGGTAGTAATCCTTTACCACCGCATGATGGACATGATACTGGAGCTGAGTTCTCTCTTGGAATCTCTCCAACTCCTTTACATCTACCGCACTGCTGAGGCTGGATGGCCCACATAGTTGAGTGAATGTGCTGTACAATCTCTGCTTGTAAGTCGCTGTATTCACGCACTGCCTCGTTAAGCATTGGTACAATACCACTGATGCGAGATTCATATAGTGAACAGTTGTTGCCTTGTTGGACAACCATACCGTTCATATGTCTTACCGGTATATAGCCAAGCACATTAGGCACTTGCATTACTTCAATAACTTTTCCATTCTTCTCCTCAAATACCTGAAAAACATCAGGCTGAATAAGAAAGAATCTTCTACCATTATGATATTCATAATAATCCTCTTCATAACTGAGCATTTCAGAGTCTTGCAATAAATAGAACTCATTGATTTTGTAGTCGAGGACCTGTGCTGATGAAAATATCTTTGGATATGGCTTAAAATACTCGTTTTCTTGGATGTCATAGTTAGTAGGCATTGTCAAGATAACGGCATTTGCATCTATCAAATATGGCTTGAATGCTACGCTGAACATCCAATTAGTGATGCTTCCATTACGAGGAAACTTCTTCATCAGATATTCTTCAGGCGTTTCATCCGATGCAATTGATGGAGGTACATCTGATGGAAAGCTTATCATCCAATCAGAAGACTTACGGATCTTCATCAAGCTATTGTACACTTTCGTGAACACAGGCTTAGTGATTGGAGTGAAAATCTTTTCTCTATAGTTCTTGATTTCTTCACTCTCCGCTGGTCTCCTTTCCAAGATTAAATCATCAGGGAATTCTCCATTAGCATGGACTGCTAATTCTTCTGCTAATTCTACTCCATCATGATAATAAGAGTGTCGATATTTATTATTCAATAAATAAGGCTCAAGGAATGATGCTGATACTGCTGCCATTAAATTACTTTTCTTTCACTTAGTTGATTCATTTTTTGAGCAATTTTCATGCTCGGCATATTCATCCTAAAGGATGCGTTTTTTAACAGCTCATCATAGACTTGCTGTTGTTGTTGAGGAATCACTTTACCTCCGACACTGAAAGCCATCCAACCTTTCTTGATAGCCATGACTCCAGGAAATCCTTTCATCGCAGGTTGCCAATAGGTTGGCTGATAAGGTGCTTGATGTGGTTTATGATTTACACTTATAAGTGACAAATTGAAGTAAGGCTCATCAGGTCTATCTCCAGCAAAT